GGAAAATTTTTTAAAAAACAGCGGTCCATTCTTAATCACAGTTCTACCTTTCTTATTAACAGTAACGCCACTAAACCCCTAGTAGCCAGCCATCTGAATATCTCTATTATAAACCGCCGTTTTTAGGCGTGGACCTCTATGTACCCGAATCGAGACACATCGTCCTGATATAAAGACTTACTAAAGGCGTTATACCGCTTGAGCGCCTGTCTTTTAGTTAGGCCCGTTTCCACATACTTACTACCCGTCTTGTATACTACATAGAATGAAAACATATCTTTATTCCTCTTCGTCGATTAATGAGAATCCTAGGGTTTCTAATACTTCCTCGATCTCATGTGTGGCCATATATTGTAGGCATTCGTTTAATAAAGCATCAGGGGTTAATATACCTGAATCCAGTAACTCTATAGCAAACTCTCTAGCGTTCATCTATTATCCCCTATTAGTTACACAATACATAAGTTGCTAGATCTTTCCAGTCTTTATTAGCAGACCTAATCTTGGTGACTGAGATTAGAGTACGTAGGCTGATCTCCTTGACTTCGTCCTTGATCTCACGGATTAAACCTAGGGCGTCGGCCTTCTCTTCAGCAGTATACTCAGGCAAGAACTCGTCTGACTTAGCGATGAATTCCATACGATCGATCTTCTGGTCGTCTGTCATAGACAAGTCAATCATCATAGAGCGTGATCTGATGGCCTGATCGATGCTGTCCTGATCCATATTGCTAATAAAGATAACCTTACCTTTGAACTCGAAAGAACGTGGTAGATCATCGTCCTTACCGAAAGACTCTGCGTTCCAGCTAATAATACGCTTACCGTATGAGTCTAGGGCGCCCTTCAAAAGATTCAAGGCTACTGGATCTTTAAGGATTGAGTCACAGTCATCAAACACGATAACTGCACGGTTGTTCTCAAACAAAGTTCTGAACAAACCCTTAGGAGTAGAATAACCCTTAATGGTAACATATAACTTAGACATATCGATACGAGACCCGATGGCCAACTTGCGGACTACTTCGTTATAGTCCTGGATACCCGCAGCCTGAAGAGTCTTCATAACCGTGTAAGTCTTACCAAGACCGCCCTGACCAGTAATGACAGCAGATGGTTGTACACCAGAGCTAACCATGTTTACTAGCTTTTCAACGAAGCCAAAGCGCTCATTGATACCAAACTTGTCTGATACCTGAGGTTTTTGCTGCTCTGAGATCTCAGCAAAAGTAGCCTTAACACCAGTGATTTTCTTGAACATGTACTCGATGTAATCCTGCTTGCTAGTAGTAAATTTGTTGCCGTTAATAGAGCACTTGAACTTACCAGAAGCCTTGTCAAAACTGATCATTACGTTGTTAGTCTTAGTAGTCATTTATTTCCTTTATTTGATTTAATATAGCTATAATACCATAGTCTTGACAGTCTGTAAACAACTTTTGCAGCCTATTTTATATCGTGAAATATGAGCATAACCCATTGATTTGTATAGGAATTTCTGGTCGAAAAAAAACCCATTAGAATCAATGGGTTGTGTTATAGTATAATAGGGTTACTTGCCTGGATCTTCCAGTCCTACGCCATAGCATCTAGGGCTTATCTTAGGGCATGCCATGTTAGCTCCGTGTTCGCCTCCGCACACCATACACCTATTATTGAATAACGTATAGGGGCCTGGCACTGGGCTTGGATTCGCCCATAGTGTAGGCTTCGTTAGTTCTTCGAATGATCCGTCTGTGTAATAGACTATCACTTTGCTTATCTGTTTATTTGACACCTCTATCACCTTTTCTATGGCTTTTTAAATCTCGTATGCTACTACTGCACCCGTGTTTATTCTAGTAGCGTTCTATCTTGTATATCCCAGTATTGTTCTACTGATCTCTGAGCATGTTCTAATGAGATATATTGACCTAGGAAGATCTCGTTATTATAGACATTTGTGAGTATTCTAGAGACAAAGATCTTAGTATTTGCTATTACATGTATTTGACCGATGATCCGGCCGTCTTCCTGATTGTAGTATAAGTGTATGTCATGCGGACATTCTTTCCAGTTTCTCATTAATATACCAACCAGATGATGATATCGACTAACTTTGATAGACCTAATGGGACTAGGAATATAGCAAATAAGATTAGCCAGGTGATTAGAGTTTCTTTTTTCATGTTATTGTACCGTTCCTACTACTGGAATGTTGATGAGAATACTGAATAGTTCTTTATTCTTATTCATGTCTTGTATGGGAAAAGGCATGGATTTTAGCCCATACGCTTCGAGATAACATTGATTATTATTGTATTTTACTATCATGTTATGCTTTCCCTAGTGTTTCTGGGCTATGATCTAGAACTAATCGTCCGTCCTCACGCTCATAGAAGAAGGCATCAGTGTCGTCGATTGTGATGACTAAATCACTATGGAATATCTCATAGTCCTTGATGTTATAGTTCTCATCATAGACTCGAAAGACCCACTTATCGAGATCTACACGAAGTAAACAACCATTTACTTTATCAGCGCTTGTCGTCTTCACGTTTTATCATAGCCTTATAATATCTAAAATCCCTAACCCATGCGGCGAATCGAATAGGTTCATGTTCCGGACAGGGCATGTTATCCCTATCCTTATAGTACTCTAAGAACTCTTCGATTTCTTTTATGTCTTCCATTCTTCTATTCTATCACAGTTCATGCTCGTTGTACACTATAAGATTAACCCGTCGTCTTCATCCCCGCCTGGAGGTATGATTAACCAATCATCTTCTTGTAGCACATATTCACCTTTAGCCCGCTTCTCATTATCCTGTCCACGCTTCACCTGTCTCGCTGCGGTTTGCTTGGCGTATTCCTGTTGGATCTCAGAGATCTTTGCTCTGGTCTCTGGCTTGACTTCTCTATGAGAATTCGAGCAAGCCACAGAACAGAAAAAGCCCCGACCACGGTGCTCAACACCACAGTTGGGGCAGTTCTTTTTCTTGTACCTACCGGACAATTATGCCTCGTTAGCTAACTTACTAAAGTAACTCATTGTGTCATCATCACCATCATCTGCACTGGCTTGAACTGGTGCAAACTTTGATTTACCTACACTTGGAGCTGACGCTGTTTCGTCAAGAGTAATTGATTCCGCAGTAGTACGTGGTGCAGTACCACCCAATACGCGTTCCAATTTAGCCTTTAACTCGTCGTAAGACTTGTACTTAGAAGGATCAGTAAACTCCTTCAATGAGTACACCTTAGAGTAAATTGCTTCCAACTCGGATTCATCAGCAGAGACTGCAGACTTCTTATCGAACTCAGACTTATCATAGTTACGATAGCCCTCAACGTTACGAATCTTAAGTTTAAAGTTAGCGCCTTCCCAAAGATCGAATGGGTTAACTGGCTCCTCGTCTTGGAACTGAGGTTGCATTACATCCATCATCTTATCAAAGATCTTCTTACCAAACTGGTATAGGAATACCTTACCTTCGTTCTCAGGATGTGCTGGATCGCTTACCACAAGTACGTTAGCAACATAGTGAAGACGACGCTTCTGTTTACGTGCAATTTCCTTATCGCTATCCAAACCAGAATTCCAAAGCTTAGTGTTTACTTCACCAACTGGATCGTTCTGACCAATCGAAGTCAATGACTTCTCAATGTACCAGCCGCCTGGACCTTGAAAGCCATGATCCCAATAACGAGTCCACGGTAGGTCTTCACCTGCTGGTGTAGGCAAGAAGCGAAGAACAGCGAAGCCGTTACCTGCTTTGTCTACTTCTGGTTTCCAAAATCGATTATCCTCGTAAGAGGCTTGTTGTTGACCTGCGTTACCACCAACTTTTTCAGCGGCTGCAACGAGTTTATTGATATCGCTCATGCGATTTTTACGTAAATGATCTAAAGACATCGTATGTTTTCCTTATATTAACATATTTTACAGAGTATGGAATAACTATTATATCACAGAAACATTTGATTGTAAACAATCTTTTAATGCCTCTGCAACTTTAGAGTTATTCACCGAAATGAACTTATCATACTTACGTATCTTCTGAGATAAGTCAGGCCAAATGATTGGATCCTTTATATTCTCATCGAACTTAGGCATGAAGTTCAAAAAGCGATTCAACACTACAAAAGTTTCAAGTGGGATTTCTTCTCGTATTAATTTGGTAACTAATGCGGGATGTTGCCCATCTTCAATAACAAAGAGACTCTTGAAGTCTGTTTCGCTTAATAACTTATCTATATCGTTTTTAAATCGATATGTGAATGATTCTAATAATGATTTGTATTGCTTATACGTTTCGTCAGCGCCATCATCATGCATACTGCCGATCCATTTTGTTCCGTGCTTAGCGAAGTTACACGCAAAGAAGTAAGGTAACTCATCTAGTCCATACTTCTTTACTACCTTTGCAAAGAAGAACTTATCACGTCTTGCAAAGAATGATTTAGGTGTTACGCTTGACTTGCCGTTGTATTTGAAGTAATCATATGTTTTAGATTCAAAGTGAAGCTTACAAGCAATGTAAATCTTATAAGCGTCAAACGGTTCATTCGAACGGTAATTCATTTGTCCTCTTTAAATAACCAAGATTCATACCCTCAGCTTCTAACTTAGCTTTAATGGGATTACTCAATAACTTCACTACATCTTCAGGATCTGTCATTCTTTCTTTGCATACGTCAATGATAGCATCAAGATATGAAGATCGATCTTCTCTTACACGCTTCTCAATTAAATCCGAGAAAGATTTTTTCGTGTACACGCCTTCTGGTTGTTCTGACATTCTTCATTCACTTTATAATATATGTGGCTACCAATCTTTGTTACTTTTTCTAATCGGTGCCAGCCTGGATTAACATAGTATGCATGATAGAAGGTTGATCCCTCAGTCACGTCTACACCTCGGTGATAATAAATCTTTATAGCTTTTTCTACAGCTTGGTATGATTGATTCCATCCTATTGGATCAATAACACGAGACATCATACGCTTATCGCAATACCAAGAGAACTGACACACTGTTGACTCAGCGTCAACTTTGTTCTTTTGGTATACTACTTCACACGCTTTCTTTGGAAATTTTGGATCATTCATACGATTCAAAACTACGTGTGTTACTGCGATCTGACTCATTTGAGAATCGCCTTTAGCTTCGTAATAGGCGTTCCTCGTTAAACAAAATACATCCGTTTCATCAAGTGGAACTTCAATTTGCTTAACTGCTGGAATAATTGATACTGACAGAATTCCAATTAATAATATTACTATCCATGTACTAGGTTTACGTAATGTTTTTACCATCGTTATTTGTTTGCCTTCAGAATGATTGTATCTTCATTCATCCGTCCATTAGGTACACTTGGCTTAGTAGTCAATGCATCAAAACATTTTACTGCCTTTGTCTTTGATGACGTGAGTACTTCAGCCAGTGTCTGTTCAGGCTTGCGTAGTTTACGCGTTAGTGATGTGGATTGATCGTACTTAGTGAGGGTCGTACCCTTGATTTCGAATCCAGCGCCTGACTCAGCGATATATCTTGTTAACGCTTTGTACTTGATGTTATAAGTCCAAAGTTCTGTTGCACCGATAATCTGAGACGGATTGATAGAAACTAATTTATCTTCGGGCGACTCCTTTAAGTATTTCAGTTTAGAGAGTTGTTTCTCTACTGAGGTGGGTTTCTTAACACGGGTCTTACGTACAGTTTTTGTGTTAGCACCGAAGCGCTTCGCATCTGCAATAATACCCTCGTACCAGCCTACGAAATCCTTTTTTCTTTTTGTTGATAGATGACTATAGGCTTCCACTAATTGTGGATCTAATTTATCTATAGCTTCTTGCAACTCAAACAATCGTTTTTCTGCCCAATCTACCACATATTTGACCGATTGAGTAGGTAATAAGGCTGCTTTCATCAATTCAATGACGTCAACTGATGGCGATTCACCCTTGATCCACTCATCAAGCAAACCTTCGAGCTCAGTGATTACTGTTTCGTTTGTCTTAATCTTGATGCGATCTTGTACGCTTACAACAGGCGCTTTAGCTTTGAAGTTAGGATCTTCTTCATCAACAATATTTTGTTTGATCTTTTCAACACCGAGATCAATCATCTGTTTGATGTTGTCGTGAATTACCTGAAACTCGCTGTCCCTAAGATGAAAGCCCCTGCTGCGCATACGGAGAAGAGATCCGGATTGAATCTTACAAGCCCAATCAGGAGAGATTGAAAGCAATTCCAATTTTTCTTTATCATACTTTAGTTCATCCTTCGCATATTTAATCACATCCTTTTTGAAGACGCGACCGTTATTGAAATAGTTATAATAGTGCATAGTACGCATAATGGCGATCTTACGCTCTGACTCATCTCTGAACTCTACGCCATGCCAAAGTGGTTCTTCACCTGTATACTTTTCATCCAACATAAGTGGATTAGTAACACGTTTCTTTGGTGCTTTAAAAGCTTTGCCGTCGATTTTAATTCCCATTATTATCCTTTGTTTATACTATACAACTATTATAACACATTCAATGCCCGCTGTACATTAAATAAACTGAGTGACTGAATCAAATCTAAATGAGCGCCATCCGTTGGCTTCTAAATCCCACACTGCTAGCACATCGTCGTTTTCTTTTTTAACGCGATCAGTTTTCTTTGGTTCTGCTGCGGGAATTGCGTTCTCTTGCAAAGTGCATAACATCTTACGCTCAGTGCCATCACTTTTTGTAAACACTACTGTACAGTTACCACTACGTAACTTTGTTCTAATTACTTCTTTATCAAACATAAGTACCTCATAATAAGTCCGCTTACTCCGTGCGGAGACCTATGGCAACTCTCACGAGTTGTGGTCAGATTCAATATGTACCCCGTTCCGTCATGCTTTAGAAGCGTCGTGGATGGAAGTACTCATCAAAAAATTAATCTAATGTGTTGCGGAACTCGCCTAAGCCAAATTCACTACGTAATGAAGCAACATCTTCATAAGTTACTGAGTCATCAAAGGCACCAGGATTAGATTCCATCTTAGGTTTAACTTGAGATGTTTTCAAAGGTGCTTTGCCTGAGGCCCAGCGCTGTGAGTTAATTGACGGACCTGAAGACTTACCCTTGATCGCTTTATTAGCAACTTGTTTAGGTGCTTTAGGAGTTGGTGGAATATACTCAGCGAGTTTGTACACACCACGATCTTTACGATTTTTTTCCTGTAGCAACCACATAGGGTATTCATCAGTACCAAGAACACGCATAGTTGATACTACTTGTTTACGTGTTAATAGACCATCAGTCTTAACTGAAGGGAACATTTCAAAGAACTTAGCTTCAAATGTTTGTACGAATTCTGCTGTAAAAGGTTTTGCAATTCTAGCCATTATATAAATCTCCAATAAATTAAATTAAACTCTTTCAAATACAACCATAGTAATATTATACCACAAATTTAACCCGTTGTACAGGGCTTATGCGCATTTATTTAGCATTGATGCTGGAACTAAATAATTGCCCGCAGGTGTTTTTACTACAACTTTAGTACGCTTTACTTCGGTAACTTCACCTGTGTAAGATACACCTGATCTTGGCGAACTAAACTTAACTCGATCGCCTGCTCTAAAACTATAGATCGCCATACGATTATCATCAGCTTGTTTGATCTTGATCAATGATACTACCATTCTGTTTAAACGGCTTAGTTCATCAACACTTAATGCATTTAACTGACTATTTGTTATATTCATATTACCTTTCCTTTTTTCACTGTATAGAGATATTATACACCAAAAACGGGTAAAAGTAAATAGGCGGGAAATGGTTACCCGTTATGGCTTGCGGGCTATGGTACCTGGACAGGTTTGCGGGATATGGCTTGCAGGCCATTTCATGATATGAAAAAAACCGCCTTTTTTAGCGGTTTTTCATAAGTTATTGATTTATAAGGGTTTTAAGATTTGACTATTTTGTCAAGATGGGCCCTAAAAGCCTTAACTTTTGAGGTACGATCAGGCCAATGGATATATGCCTTATCGGGATTTAACTCTAAATTCTTTAATAATGGTTCAATTGCATTACGTAAAGACGCTACCTTTGCTTGAAGTTTTTCCACTTCACTTACACTAGCTTCTACCTGAGCAGTTACTGTTTGTACTGCATCAAGCTCGTCTTCATTCATGGCTGTAAAGCCAAAGTCAAAATCTATATCACTCATAATTTTCCTTTTTTATCATTGTGATTCCTTTTATTTATAAATAAGGGTAGATCACAACAATTTTATACTGGATTATTAATGGAATTCTTTAAATTAGTAGCTGAAGTAGGCTTTCCAATTGCAGCAGCAATCGCAGCCGGATATTTCGTCTTCCTTACACTAAAGTTTATCTTAGCCGGTGTAACCTCTTCTGTAAAAAGCATGATGGGTATTATTGTTGCTCTCGATAAACGTGTAGCAGCCATGAATCATGATGTTATAAGAATCGATACTAAAGTATCTCACGCCTTAGGTATTCCACCAGACTTAGATCGTATTGCTCGCGCTGAGCAGTCCGACGCTAGGAGAGATTAATGGATATCGTATCATTAATTAATAAGTATGGTTTTCCAATTGTAGCCGCTGGTGGTCTTGGCTACTTTGTGTATTACGTTTGGCAATGGGTAACAACAGAAATTAAACCTGTTACAAGTGAAGCAAGTAAAGTGTTAGTTGATTTGATTGATCGTATTCGTATGTTAGATAATGACTTAATTCGTCTAAACCAAAAGGTTAATGTTATTCTATCATTACGCGACCAAGAAGATAAAGCTGATGCTAAAAAGGGTTCTACTAAGTCTACTACTAGTTAATTGTGCTAATGCCTCAGAACTAGTTCATCAATTTAATTCCCCAGCTTTTAGTGGTGTGGGTTACTCTACTCACGTTCTAACCATTGAACAACTAGAAGCTACACGTACACAAAAACTCAGAGATAATGAAAGAGCTGCTCAAGATGCAGCCGATCGTGCGGCAAGAAATACTAACCTTGCTAAATTTTTAGTTAACGTTGAGTCAAGAATTTATGCTCAACTTTCAAAGCAACTTGCAGATGCAATGTTTGCAGACAGTGGTGCCACCTCAGGTGATATGAGTTTTCAAGGCACAGCTATTTCATGGGTTAAAACTGGTACAGACGTAACACTAACGATTACAGAAACTAATGGTAATAGGACAGACATCACAGTACCTATCGCCTCATTCGCATTTTAGGAAATTAAATGTTTAAGAAAACAATTTTTGCTGCATTAGCTACATTAGCATTTTCAGCACACGCTCAGAACTTAGGATTTGAAGACGGTAATATCACCGGTTGGACGAGCTCAACATTAACTGCAACTGGAACACAAACACTACAAGCTGGTCCTAATGCATGGGTTATTAATCCATATGGTAGTTACATGGGTACACTACAAATCACTAATGGATCGTTTAATAATATGACTAGTGCTTTAGGATTGAACAGCACTAGCGTATCAGGCATCACTACATTACTACAACAACAAGCACAAAGCGGTGGTGGTGGTAATCCAACTCCAACAACTGCTGGTTACGTAACACGCACAGTTACATTAACTGCTGGAACACAATTCAGTTTAGCGTGGCAATATGTTAGCGTTGACTACGTTCCATTTAATGATGGTTCAATTGCTACATTAACAAAAGTGAATAGCACTGGCACAACAGTCGTTAATAACTATAATAGCCAATACGCTTTATTAGGTTTTACTAATCCTGGTACAGGTGATTACTCCACTGGTTCTTATGGCGCTACTGGTTGGCAAGTTGCAACATTCAATGTTACTGAAAGCGGTGATTACTTATTAGGTTTCGGTGTATTCAATTTAGGTGATACAGCATTAAGTCCAATCCTATACATTGATGAAGTGCAAGGAAGTACAACGAAGAATGGCCAAACTTTTGGTGCAGTTGCTCCAAACAATGATACTGCGCCTTCAGCACCTCCACCAAGTACTCCAAGTGCACCAACAGTTGTAAGTACTACATCATACAATCATATTATTGTTGCAGAAATAGTTGATGCAAATCAAAGTCCTACTTCTACAGCATCATTTAACTATGCAAATAGTAAAGTAAGTGGATTGCAAACAATTGATAGAACTATAACAACGAGTGTTAATACCCCTTGGATTAGAACTATCTCAACTACACCAGTAACAACAACCACGTACAGTGATGATTCAATAGTTACTACAGAGGGTTCTACAACTCAAACGACTGAATCATTTAACGTTATTGCTACATCTACTGCTAACGATAGTTTTTCTGGCCGGGCAGACCAAGCTGAGCAATTTGATATTATTAGATCTGGAATTTATCGTAACTTAAATCGCAATAGTGCTAAGTACGGTGTTGCATCTGAGCATGGAAGAATGGCGATTAATGTTACTGGAATTAAGTACGCTGGCCAAAACAGTTATGGAGCAACTACTTCAATTGCAGGTTTTGCATATGAAACTGACGTTAATCCAGATTTGATCGTTGGTTTTCAAGTCAATAAAATTTCTAGTAGATTAGATGGTCGTGATACAAATAACGCTTCATTAACTGGAACACACGTTGGTGTATACGCTGATGTTGAGTTAAACGGATTCACAATTCAAAACGATTTAGCTAGAGTTAATACTACATCACGTTACAATAGAACCATTGGTCCATTTGCAAATGATTATTCAAATAAAAGCAATATGACTTGGTTAAGCACAAGAGCATACACACCATCAGTTGAAGGATTCCGCCCATTCGTTGGTGGTTCTGTTTATAAAGTTAATACACCTGCAGTAACTGAAAGCGGAAGTGTTGAGTCAGCGCAATCAATGATTGCTAAAAATACAACCGGCACAGTTGGTGAAGTTGGTGTATCATACAGTGCTAAAGTTTATGATGCTAAAATTACCACTGAGTTTGCAAGAACTACAAGTGGTGTAAAAGAAGCCGTTTTAAATGTGTCTAAAATCGAAGATAATCTCATGTTTACTGTTGGCCTAGGTAAAAATTGGATTAACAATACAACAAGTAATATTGTAAGCGCGAACTTAAAAATTAAATTCTAATGCGTAATTTGTTTTTATTACTCTCTGTAGTAGTATTAACTGGATGTGCTAATATTCATATGAAATTAGCACAGGAAGAACCAGTTAAGTTAACTCCGCGCCAGAGTATGATAGAAAAATTACCTGAATTAGATGGACCACCAATTGCAATTGCGGTTTATAGTTTTAAAGATCAAACTGGACAAAAGAAATCTAGTGATAGATTAGCATTATTCTCATCTGCAGTTACTCAAGGTGGTGAAACATTTCTAATTAAATCTTTACAAGATAGTAAGAATTGGTTTAGGGTTGTTGAACGTGTAGGTTTAGACAATCTTATAAAAGAAAGACAATTGATTCGTAATCAACGTGAAGTTTACGAAGGAAAAGAAGCTAAACCATTAAAGCCATTGATAGTAGCAGGTGTCATGCTTGAAGGTGGTATTATAGGTTATGATACTAATATTAGATCTGGTGGTAATGGCGCTAGATTTTTAGGAATTGGTGGAAGTGAGCAATATCGTGTAGATGAAGTTGTTATATCTCTTCGCTTAATAAGCGTGAATAGTGGAGAGATTTTGTTGAGCAATGCTGTGAGTAAGACGATTTACAGTACAGCTCATAATGTTGGAGTACTAAGGTTTGTTGATCAGGGAACTAAATCACTCGAATTAGAAAGTGGTACTGCACTTAACGAACCTACAACGTACGCTGTTAGAGTAGCAATTGAACAAGCAGTGTATGAAATGATTATGGACGGAGAAAAGAAAGGTATTTGGAAATTCAAACCAAAACCAAACAAGGAAAACATAGGAAATGCAAAGTAAAAACATACTCATCGCCTTGTTATGTGTGATTTCGTCTTCAGTTTATGCAAATGACGTATATATCGAGCAAGTTGGTGATTCATCAACTATTACTATTACTCAAGACGGTAGTGGTAATAGAATTGGTAATTCATTAGACCCGGCATATATTGGAAGTGGTTCTAACGTTGTAACGATCGATCAGATCGGCAGCAACAATGAACTTAATTTAGTAGTTAATGGCGCTTCTACAAACGTAGTTATTGATACTACTGGTAGTGGTAACATTCAAACTGTTAACTGTGGAACTACATCATCTGCTGGATGTTCTGGTTCTACTATTAAACAAGTTGTGTCAGGTGACGATAACACTATCACTCAAAACTTAGGTACTGGTGCAAATCATCACAGTGAAATTAATGTAATCGGTAGCTCAAATACAATCACTCATACTTCAACTAACAGTGGAGTAACAAGTGCTATCATTAATGCTACTGGCGATACTAATACAATTGGAGTGACACAGAGTGGTACACTACAACAAAGCATTACAGTTAACTCAACTGGCAATCTTAATAATATTACTATTAATCAGTCAAACTAATTTTGCTGCTGTTGGTAAAGTTTCAGAGCAAACTGGTCCAACTGAAATTGTAAGAAACAAAAACTCTATTCCTAGTAAAGTAGGCAGTGGAGTTGAAATGAATGATACTATTGTTACAGCTAAGGCTAAAGCCAAGTTAACTTTTGAGGACAACACGACAGTCAATATCACAGAGCAATCAAAGCTCGTGATAGATGACTTCGTGTATGATCCTAAAAAAGGTTCAGGCAAACTCGCTATGAAAGTCGTACTGGGGACTGCTCGGTATGCTAGTGGTCAAATTGCCAAATCAAATCCACAAGCAGTAGATATTAAAACACCTACAGCAACAATCGCTGTGAGAGGTACTGACTTCTCTATGACTGTTGATGAATTAGGTCGTTCACTAATTATGTTGTTACCATCATGCGATAACAAAGCATGCGTAACAGGTGCTATTCAAGTTTCTACTAACGCTGGTTCTGTGTTAATGGATGTAGCGTATCAAACTACATTAGTTGCTGATAGTAATCAACCGCCATCAAAACCTGTTATAGTGTCAATAGATCAAGCGAACATTAATAACTTACTCATTATTACTCCACCAAAAGAAGTAGCGGATGAAGAACGTAAGTCAGAAAATAAAACGGCGATTGATATAAACTTTTTAGATAGAGATTTATTAAAGTACGATGCACTAGATAAAGATGAATTGAAGTATGATCTATTGGGTTTAAATGAATTAGACAATGATTTATTGCCTAACATCTTAGATGAAAGTACAAAGGCGTTGGCCGCAAGTCAAGAAGTTTTACTAGAACAAACTACTATGCTTCCTGGCTGGAGTGAAGCTTCTGGATTACGTTATGGTATCGATGAAAATGATAGACTTATATTAACTAAACAAGGTACACATACTGCCCAAATAATTGTGAATAGGGAATCTGATCTGGCTATAAATATAACACAGGATGGAACTCCTCTATATCAAAAGGTGAACAATGGTGGCACAACGACTATTAGCATTATTCAAAAGTAAGAAATTACTATCTCCGTGGTTAGCACTAGTAACCCTAGTGCTTTTGTTGTCTATACGCATTGTGGATCCATCATTTGTGGAATCTATCCGACTGCGATACTTTGATACCTTAGTAACAAGTCAACCCAAAGTAACTTCTCAACAAATACATGTGGTGAATATTGATGAACAAACACTCGAACAAAAGGGACAATTTCCATTCCCTCGCGGACAATATGCCCAACTCATTAGTGATCTGTATCAGCGTGGTGCTGGGCTGGTTGTTTTTAATGTTTATATGCCTGAGCGTGATCGCTTTGGTCAAGATGATAAGTTAACGTCTGTACTTAAACAGTATCCAGTTGTATTACCACAAGCCGGATCAACTGGTCCTCAAAAGGGAATTCCATTTAGACCTGGCGTATCAGTCATAGGTGGAGAAAATGCAGGAATAGTTTATGAAAGCATTCAACCTAATATTAAAGAGTTTAATAGTAGTGCTGCTGGGATTGGCGTTGTTAACACATTGCCAGAAATCGATGGCGTCACCAGACGAGTACCAATGGTTGTACAATCAAATGGACAACTCTATCCTTCCATCACACTTGAAACATTAAGAGTTGCAAGTGGCGATCCAAGTTTCCAAGTAAAAGTTAATGAAGGTTTAATTGAAGCAGTACGCATTCCACAGTTTAGAAAAATACAAACAGATGAAGTTGGTAGAGTTTGGATTGATTGGTCTAGTCAACCAATTGAACACTCTGCAGCAAAGTTACCAAAAGATTTTAATGGTGGTATTGTTATTGTTGGTCTTACTGCAAAGGGACTCAATAATCCAGTAGCTACTGCAACAGGTGGAGTGTATCCGCATTATCTTCAAGCAGCAATCTTGGATACGTTAATTGAAGGTAAAAATATATCGAGACCTGATTGGGCGTTAGGTGCAGAGTTACTATACATTATTGCAATTTGTATTATCACATTAATTCTAACGAGATTTACGCATGGTTATGTATTTGCATTACTTTTATCAGGAGCTACGTACTATGCCGGTATTGAATTATTTGTTCGATCAAGCTATTTACTTGATGCTGTATTCCCTATACTCACCCTCACGCTCGTTAGTTTCCACGGATACGTTGTCAAATTCCTTGTTGAATTGCGCCAAAAGCTCCAAATCAAAAAACAATTTGGAACATACCTCAGCCCAGCATTGGTTGAAAAACTTCAACGAAACCCAGAATTGTTACAGCTCGGTGGTGATTCAAGAGAACTCTCGATTATGTTTACAGATGTTCGAGGATTTACTACAATTTCAGAACACTATGGCAAAGACGTACAGGGCTTAACTAAAATTATGAATCGCTATATGACAGCGATGACAGCGAAGATTATTGAAAATAATGGTACTCTAGATAAGTATATTGGTGATGCTCAAATGGCATTTTGGAATGCACCACTAGATGAACCACAACATGCCAAGATGGCAGTGCGTACAGCGTTGCAGATGATGAATAGTTTAGAAGAATTTAATAATGAAATTGCTAAAGAAGGTATTCCTGCGTTTGGTATGGGTCTTGGTATTAATACAGGCACCGTTGTTGTTGGAAATATGGGTTCAGACCAACGCTTTGACTATACTTGCCTCGGAGATTCGGTTAACTTGGCTAGTAGATTGGAAGGACAGTCCAAGCCCTACGGAGTTAAAATGGTATTAGGTAGTCTAACTGCCGAATACGTTAAAGATGAGTATCCAGTAATAGAACTAGATTGCATTGCTGTTAAAGGTAAAACTGAAGGTATCAAAATATTTACACTCGGTGAATCAAATTGGAAACATCAAACATTTTTAGATAAGTATTATGCCGGCGATTGGACATCAGCTAAACGCCACTGCGAAAAACTAGCAGAAGATGATACTGATTTAAAACAATACTATATCAATATGCTAGAGCGCATAAATGAAGGCTTACCAGCAAATTGGGATGGTGTCTATAGAGCTACAAGTAAATAACGTTAATAAGGAAATAATATGTCTTTTGAATTTAATTTTACGCAAGAAAAACTACAACAAGTTATACCTAACGCCGCATATGGTGTTGGAACATGGTATAATGAATTAGTAGAATTATTGCCAGTGTTTGAAATTACAACTGTTGGTAGAGTTGCTTCTTTTCTAGCACAAACGGCACACGAATCTGGTGGTTATGCAGTTCTTAAAGAGAACTTAAACTACTCATCAGATGGATTGAATAACATCTTCAAAAAGTATTTCATTGGTGCTGGCCGTGATGCAACTGAATATCATCGTCAACCGGAAAAGATTGCTAACTTAGTTTATGCAAATCGTATGGGTAATGGTGATCCAGCTTCAGGTGATGGTTGGAGATTCTGTGGTCGTGGTTTGATTCAGTTAACTGGCCGTAGTAACTATACAGCCTTTGCACAATCTGCTGAGATTACTGTTGAGCAAGCTGCAGAATATCTTGAGACTCCACGTGGTGCAGTACACTCTGCTTGCTGGTTCTGGTATTCAAATGATTTAAATACATTTGCTGATGCCGGTGATTTTGAAGGTATGACTAAGCGAATCAATGGTGGTACTATTGGTCTTGCTGATCGTGTTAATCACTATAATCATGCAGTACACGTTTTATCTGCTTAAAGGAATAAAAATGAAAAAGAGTTTATTTGTTACAATGATGTTGGCATCTTCACTTGCCTTCGCTTCTGCACCTACTAAAGGTGTTGACTGTTCTAATAAAAAGAACGCTACTAAGATTCAGTGTAAACAAGCACCAAAATCAGACGTAGAAAAAAAGGCGGTTGTTAAACCACCTGAGAAAGTAAGAAAAGCTCCTGATTCTGTAAAGAAAAAGGCAGAAGATAATAAGTAAAAACAAAGGACTCTTAGGAGTCCTTTTTAATTATCTTATACCATACAGTGTTGCTGATGGTAAATCAATCCCGCCAACACCAGCTATTCCCTTTGGAGAAAATATTGAAAAACCAATAAGTTTCATATTAGGATTAACTGGAGGTGTTCCAAAATTATCAACGTTAGTATGTGTTGCATTATATGTAGTGTTATACATTAATGAATTATTATTAAAATTCCAATTCCCAGTAGTGCTTATATTCATTTTTATTCTAAAAACTGATGCTAAAGGCTGATTAGTATTGTTTATCAGCCTTTGCACATCAACATCAATAATACTATCAAACTGATTTACACCAGGTGAAGTTGGCGCTAATATTGGAAAACCACCAAAATTTGTTTGAACATATCGCTGTGTTGATGAGTCAAGCCAGCGTGCTTCAGTGAAACCAACAGTTGTACTTGTTGGAATATAAGAAAAGGATAAACTATTAATAATTCTAGGATAAATTCCAGCCAGTGGCGCCGTAGTACCTCTAGGTTCTGGGGTAAAAACTGTTGGAAAAATAGTAATTGCGGTGTTACCATCAGTAGCGTATATATTTTGTATTTCTATACGATATTTTCTAAAATCACTATTTAAAATGTCTAAAGATGTATCTTCATTTAAATGATAAATGACAGGAGGATTTGGCTGACCAATGAGAGGAAGCGATGTTGGGAACACCTTTTTACCAAGGAATACTTTTGGAGAGTACGATATTCCTAGTTCTTTTAATAAAGTAGATCCAGCTCTTATTTCAACTTTACTATTTGCAGGCCAATTCAATGCTATAGTTGAATCATATCCTCGTTGGGCTGTTAATGTTTTTGTAGTATAGTTGATTGCTGTTACTTTTACAACTTCTCTTAATGTATTATCTGAGTTAGAAATAGTAACAACTGTATGATCACCTGCTATCATTCCTTGAGGAAAGGAAGCAACTGATTCTAAAACCATAGAAGTTTCAGTGTTGCTAATTGCAACAACTAATGATGAAGATGCGCCATCTTTAAAAACGAATGCCATATTAACTTAATGCCTCTTGTCCTAATTGTGAAATACCTAACACACTAGCACCAATTGGCACTACACCACCGGCGTTAACGTTACCAGATCCAGTTGAGATTGCATCGCCGCATGTAGCTAAATCACCTATTCTAGCAACACCAATTCCATTAGCAAATACTGTTTTAGAAGATCCATCTATAACTGGTCCAGCATGAGAACCTAATCCATGTCCTTGCACACTAGCACCTTTTACAGCAATGGGTTGACCATTTACAAATACTGTAGGTGCTAAATTGCCGGTGATAAGACCACCGGCTCTATCTTGATTGACTCTTGCTATTCCTGGCATGTATCTATTTATCTGATTTAGATACTGCAATCACCGTCATCATTGTCTTACATTCTTGAGATGTATTAGTCTCCATAGCGCATTTTACATACACTGGATTTTGTCCTTTTTCAAGAGACAATTTAACTAAGTCTTTTACGTAACCAGTGTTAATAATATTAGCAGCAATTATTAAACCCATTAGCAAAGTTACTGATGCTGTAATAATAACCAATGATTTAAAAAATATCTCTCTATCATTCATACTTATTTAACTCCTCTTGTGGTACATTAAACAATTTATTAGGAAACTTCTCTTTCACATTTTGCTCAAGTTCACTAAAGGTTTTACCTTGAGCTAGAAACTCATTGGTTTCTTTATTATACAAATAAAGCATACCATTTTCTTCTTCAATGCGTGATGGGATAATTCTGTCTCTTAAACGCTCTAACGATTCACTAACGCTAGTTTCTAGTTCACGCAACGCTTGAAACTTTTTGATTTGTATATGAATCGCAAATAAGAATGCGCCTAAAATAAAACCTAATATAAATTCAACCATTTTAATCCCACAACGCTCTAAAATATTTGCCAAATAAAGTTAATCCATTTTGAATGCGATCATTAACTTTAGTCCAACCTTCTTTATCCCATTCTTTATCTTTATAGAATTCTTGTTCCCAATCATCCTTATTCAATTTCTCAAATGCAAAGATCATTTCATCCATAACCCATTGCCAACGCATATGCCAGAGATCATCTGTATCCCATTCATATTCTTTTGGCTGAGCCATATGACTTCTCAAGTACTCAGGAACGTCTTCATCTTCTACGTTTGGTGATCCACCTTTGCTAGCTTTTAGTTGCTTTAACATTGGCAGAATAATCTTAGCTAATGTAGAATCCATCGACCAAGTATCCCAACGATCAATCTTCACATAATCGATTTTACGATCTACTTTTTCCCATACAAATTTAATGATGTGGCTAATTGGTTCAATGATGTTAGCTAATTTGTCTGACCAAGCTGGTGCGTGTACCCATTCATTATCTGGTACAAAACCTTTTTTACGTGCGCATTTAGACCACTCAGTCCAAAAGAACATATACTCAACAATAGTGTATGGACTAATCCAATGACTCTTGTAATTGTTTATGTAGACTTTCATTTTAAATCTTTTTCTAATGTAAAGAATGCGTCAATCTTTGCTTGCTTATCCCAAACTCCACAATACTTATTATCTTCATCACATAACTCAAATGCTTCTTCTTCAGAGATAACTCGATGAGATACAATGGTTTCACCAATATTCAATTGAGAAAACTCTTTGGCTTGTTCAGATACAACAGTATCTAATGCCCAATCCTTTTTACCAACTGGTACTTCAACAACGTAGCGTTGTCTAAATTGTTGTATAGTTTCTACCATTACTAGTTCAGTTTTTTTCTTAGCCATTATACCTCCAAATATTTCAATTCAAAATTATCAGCGCGTCGTTCATATCCACTGTAACCTCGTGGATTACAACTAACTCGTGTAGTGCCAATCATATAATCAAACACATCATGCGTATGTCCGTGAGTCCATAACTTAATACATGGTCTGTTCATGATAAACTCAATTAAGTCTGAGCTGTAAGCGCCATTCATAGTCGTATCATGTTGATAGCGTGGATGTGTACTTAATTTACTTGGTGCATGATGACCCACCACTACAAACTTTTGATCACTTTCTGCAGTACACAACTCAATGTACTCTAACATCTTACGATGATCGTCGACAGTATCCTCTGGCGCAAACTTAGCTGGTTCTTCTTTGATCTTTTCACCGATGCAAATGTTGTAACCTTTTTCGTTAAGTTTATACATTCCACCATTTTTACCATCTTCAGTATAATTAGGATTCAATTCATATAGTGGTACTTTTCTTTGTACCATGCGATTACTATTTTCAATGACGTGATAATCACTCATAGCTCTTTTAACATGAAGCATAGTCAAAGAATCTTCTTCATTCATATCAGTCCATAATGTACCACCAATAAAAGTAACATCGTCAAGCGTAAATGTTTCTTTATCTAATAGATGAATATTTGGAAGAGCTGCTAGTGCGTTTTTAATATCACGAATTGTATATTTAAAATCGTAACCGTAGTGCTCATGATTACCAGCAACATAAACTACATATGGAAATTCATTAGAGCAGTTTGCAAAAAACGGAATAAATTTCTCAATTGTTTTAGCAACACAGATATCACCACTCAAAATTAATACGTCAGCGTTTTGTTCGTTCTTTAAAACGATGTTATCGAATTCTAAATGGAGATCTGATGCGAGTGCTATTTTCATAATATTATTATATCACAAAAATTACCCGCTGTACAGGGTTAAGATTCTTCTGAATCTTGCTTTTCTTCTTCTGCGGGTTTTACTTCTTTGTCTTTGCCAAAGATCGCATCCCAGCGATTATCGTACTCGTCTTGCGTAACACTAAAAGGACGTGGTTTGCATCCTTTACCACCTTCATTCATGATTAACTCCTTAATAAATGGTTTACAATGGTACATACCATAACGCGCTATGGCCCTAACACCATATGGTATATATCACTGACAAAACCAATTTATTTAATCTTACAACTACAATTTACATCATTGCATTGCATGCAATGTTCTTTTATGTAAGTCTTTAATGCTGCTCTTGCACGTAAAAAACTATCATAACCATGTGAGTTAAATGATACTGCAGCAGCTGCCATGTCGTCTGCTAGTTTAAGTAATTCACTTTGATTTTCTTGCTCTAGTGTCATGATACACCATCCCTTCATTGTGTTATTGTTAAACATATATAGATTATGTTTATAATTTTTATAATCTATAAATTAATTATACCACACTAATTTCCTGTTGTAAACAATTATTATCCATATGGCCAATATTAAATTACGTTCCAGCGGGTTCCATCGAATACTAGCATAATGCCCGATTCATTACTTAAATTTAACGTAGTAAAGTTATCTATTTTTTGACCTGCTGAACCAGTTACTTTAACTGAACCACCATTGTCTTGATTCTTGATAATGTAAACTTTACCAATAACACCAAGTGGTAATGTAATTGTTACTTTATCATCTTTCTCATTAGTGCAACCAATATAGTAATCGGTTTGCAAAGCATTATAATTTACAGCTGTAAGTTTAACGTTAATTAAACCACTTCCACTATTATTAACAGAAATAACACCATTTGCGTTTACATTAATTCCACTACCAACTTGAACAACGCCTAAAGAAGTTGTAGTAGCTATGTCAACATCAAATTTTACAGGTAATATTCCTGCAGGAGATAATGGTGTTGGCGGAGGATTTTGTTTTAATGCTCTGCCTGCTAATACTGAATTTGGCTGTCTAGTGTATGCCATTATGGTATCCTTTATGCAGTGGCACGTGATTGCCACGCAACACACCACCATCTATATTTTACTGGTGCATTCCAAGCAGAACACACTTTAGTATCCAAATTGAATGCTTTGCAAGTTAAGCAGTTTTGTCCCTTTGGGGCATTACCATATCCAGCTGGTTGATAACTTTCTGGTAGCGATGCTGGTATTGGTGCACCATTTGGGTATACATCTAATCTTTTGTACATGTTAATTCCTTTATATTCATTATACTATGCTCCAATCTAAGCCTGTGTATATAAATGTTAATGATCCGAAGTCGGTGTTAATAATTGCAGTGCCAGTTCCATCGATAAGAGGTCCATTTGATATTATTGTAATAGGTGATAAACTTCCATTACCACTAGTATCTTTAACGATATAAACATCACCAAGCGTAGGAGTGTCTGGTAATATTACATCACCTGGAATTCCACCAAAATCAACCGCTAAAAGATAATCACCTTCAACTATTTGATAAGGTGTTTCATTTACTATTGTTACTGGTACAGGCGACACTTCGCCATCTTCACCTGGAGGTCCTTGTTCGCCTTGTGGTCCTGGCTCACCTTGTATTCCTTGTGGTCCTTGTTCACCTGGTATTCCCTGTATTCCTTGAGGGCCAGGAGGTCCTGCAGGTCCCGGAGGTCCTGCAGGTCCAGTACCACCATTAATAATAATGTCATCACCAGCTCCACCTATAGAATTAAATGAACACGCTGGATAGATTGGTCGTAGCGGTAATGCTCTTGGCAATCTTCTAAGTTTACGTATTGGTTGAAATAAGAAAGGAAACATTATTTAATCCACTTTCTTTTTTTCTTATAAGTGACAATAGGTTTTGCTATAGTCTCTTTTATAATACTAATTTCTTCGTTTACACTAACTTTTTCTGCAGCATCAATTAATTCTTCATTTGGTTCTTCAACTGATTCTTCAATAGAAGCACCACTTAACAATTTAGCTCGAGCAATAATATCTTCTTCACTTGGGTAAAATGAATACGTTGGATATGGAAGCATAACACCTTCTTCTTTCCATACTCTATCGCATTCTAATAACCAATTAGCAAGATCTTCCGACTTGCTTTTAATATATTCTTCAGATATTTGTTGTCTAGCTAAATTCAATATAGAGTTGTTAAACTGTTCACTCATACTAATTCATCCTATCTAATATAATAATAGTTAAAGATACAACAGTTGTTAAAACTGCTGTAGCAGTACTAATTGATTTTATAATAAACAGACGTAACGAATCTAATTCTTCATTGAGTTTAATATGACTGTTCTCAATATCGAATATTCGTTTATTGAGAATAGCAACTCTTTGAAAACACAGTTCTACATGAGTTGGTAAACTTTCATGCTCTATATTTTCTGATGACGATTTACTTACTAACATAAGTTTATCCTACAAACTCTTTTGGAAATTTTGCAATGATACCACCGCTAAATACATCAGCTAAGCTAGGCATTTCATCAGTTCCAGTTGTTATAAGTTTATCAATGTTGTCAATAGCTACTTCATTAGCATCCCAATCTCTAGCATCACGTGCTTTGATTGAGTCTAGCCAAAAAGCTACTAGCATATTAAAATATGATTTAACAGGTTCTTTTGGCCAATATTCCGGATTAATAGTAGATAACATCGTTGAAATCTCTTCAATATTGAGATCCCATCTAGCTTTACTACCATTAATAGGAGTGC